TGCATCTATGACTGCCGCTGTGTTGTTCGTTTCATCACAAACAACTCGGAAGTCATAAACTCCCCTTCGGCCTTGTACGTCACGCAAGAACGGCTCAACTAGTGCAACAAACTGTGCCCTTGTGAAGGCGTCATTGAACTCAAACAGTTGGAATTTAGCAGCAGTTGCGATTGCCTTCTCTAAGACAATAAACAATCTACGAACATTGATTCTGTTAAATGCAGATGGTTTATCTAGCATAGTCTTGTCACCAAACAAAAGTATACCTTGGCCTGGAGTGTTGATTACAGGGTTGATACCTTTTGAATACAGACTATCTCTATCTGCTTTCTTAGGTGACCATGCGAGTTTAATCGCATTTTTAATTTGTCCTCTGTTCAATCCAGCAGGAGAGAACCAAGGGTCATCTGTGTTATCTGTCACAACACAAGTTCCGGCAGTGTCACCGTTCAAAGGAACGTAAACATATCGGTCATTGTATCGGTCATACATGTATTTCCATCCACTGTCCATAACAGCGAAAGATGAACGAGTATATGCACCAAAGTCTCCAGTAGCAGTGATACTTGTTACCTCACTACCCTCGTTGTTTACTACACTAGCTCTTTGAGGTGAAAGGAATATCATGCAATCTTTTCGGATTTCTGCAACATTATCGATGATGTAATCACCAGATGTAGTTCCGTGATTAGATGCCATAACTAACGAGACATCAACTAACTCATCGTTAGCAAACAATGCATATCCTGCCTGAACATCAGCAGCAGAAGGTGAGGCGTCTACACCATTAATCAGACTTATAATCTGGTCTGTTGCGCCTGCGAGTAGAATACCATACACTGTCGAACCAGAACTTGAAGTTCCAGCATTCGTCCATGCGGTAGGATGATCCATCCAGCGAATCCATTGAGACCTTTGATTTATTACTTCTTTGTAATAGTTTGTTTGGTTTACATCGTCTTTTGCGTCAGATGCTTTTGATAGTCCAGCAAATTTTTCAAGAACTGTTCCAGCAGTTCCAGTTATTGCACCGTCTTCGTCAATAACTATAACATGAATCTCATCAAATGTTGCTCCATTTGCAGTTGCCCATGTTGTAGTGGTGGGTGTGGATTCAAAATCATCTAGATAAGTCCACTGAGTTGCCATTGTAGCAGTAGCGGCGACTGCTCCTGTACCATTAGCAGTAATAGTAACAGCAGGCGCACCGATATATCCGAAGCCTGGGTTTGTGATTACAATTGCGGTTACGTTGCCTCCAGCGATAGTAGCGGTTGCAGTTGCCTGAACCCCACCAGCAGGCGGAGCAGCGATTGCCACTGTAGCAGTAGTTCTGTCACCAGCTGTGTCAGCAGAGTCTAGAGCAATAGAAGCAATACTAGTTACTGTAGAAGAACCAATGTCAGCGATAGAAACTTTGAGTGAGTTACCCAACGTGCCTGCATACTTTGCCGCCCACGGCCCTACACTTGCTTCACCCCCATCATAACTTGCTTCATATTGGGTATCGTTTTTGATTTGTACAGCAGTTCCTTCTGATACTGCGTTTCTAGCAGCAGCTCCGATTTCTCTTATTGTCAAACAATTAGACCCATACGCCAAGAAACTAGATGCGACTAAAAAGTCTGTGTATACAGATGATGTTGGTTTGCCAAACCTATCAACTAAATTGTTTTCGGAGTCAATTGATACTATCTCATGAGCAGGCCCCCACTGAAAATCTCCCACTATGCCACCAACCGTAGTGGCAACAGCTGGGACAACATTCGTGAGGTCTTTCTCTTGGACTAAAACTCCCGGCGATAATTGGAAAGCCATGTTGTTCTCCTTCGTAATTCGGTTTTTATGTTACTAAAAATAGTGTTCCTGACAATTATTTATAAAAAATGTTTTCTCTCGTCCGTCCACATCCAGTAGTCTCCGTCTATCACTTCAGCCTCTGGTTCAGTTCCATCCTCCACAAAACCAAATGGTGTTAAATCATTTTCTATCATTCTCGTTTGAGAGTTATACAAACCCTCTCTAATGTTAACGTCCGTCAAGTCCTTGAAAAACATTTGTGTAGATAACCACGCAAATAAGACCATACACATGGCCAAATCATCATGGTATCCCTCATCTGATGCAAAGGTTCCACTTCTTTCTACAAACGTAGACAGTTCACTAATGCAATCAGCGTCCCATATCAAAAATTTGGTCTCTTCAACTAGACTTTTTAGTGAGAGACACCCCTGTCTCTTCACTGCTTTTGATGTTCTAACCCCCAAGGTAGTTTGTTTTCCAAAGCCAGGCGAAACATATTGTTTATTTTTCTCTTGGACTGTGGAAAATATATTTTCATACTCTAGTTCTTGGTGTAAAATATCTACTACCTGTTGTCCTATATCATTATTTTCTATTAGAACATAAGCGTTGTTGTAATCTCGCGCCACTTTTGATATGTAATCGGGAAACAAGAGTGGCGATACCTTGTTGTCCCTGTATTTGCCTACAACTTTGAAAGGCATTTCAGTAATATCAATTATGACAAATGCTGAAAAGTCACCACCGATACCCCTAGAAGTATCAACAGTAACTACATAGTATTTATTCTCTTGAGGTTCTTCATAGATGTCTAGTCCATCCTTCTTATAAATCGGGTCTATTGATGACATCATAGACAAAGCTTTACCACTAATCAATGTGTTGGTTGAACCCAAGAACTCACATAAAACTTCTTGGTTGTACTTTACTTCACCCAAAAGTTTGAATTGTTCCTCTGCCCACGCATCATCACGGCCTGGAATATCAGTGTATGGGATGAACATACTCTCAAACCCATTCGCACCTTTCTCCGACTCATTCCAAAATTTCCAAAAATGATTATACCCCAGTGGCGTAGATGTCAATAGAATTTTTGTTGTCTCACCAGCAGAGATAGTAGGATATACAGATGCGAAAAACTCATCTGCTATATTGTTTGGTATGATTGCAGCCTCATCAATGTACAACCAATTGACTGACTTACCCCGAATACCAGAAGCAGTGGTTGCTGATGTGAACACACGAGAACCATTTTCCAAATCAACGTCACCCTTATTCCATGTCTTTACACCCTGTTGCATCCAGATAGGAAGGTTCTCATACATAATCTGATATCTGTTCAACACCTCGCGAGCAGCAGCAGTCTTGTTTGCCATGATGGCAACATTCTTATCATCATTGAAAATCGTGTAGTGTAAGATACATGCAGCTGCCGTAACTGTCTTTCCTTGCTGTCTACCTTCCATGAGAATAGTCTTACGACCTTTCATTATGAAGTCAACTTTTTTCTTTTGACATTCATACAGTTTGAAAGGTTGCAATCCTCTGTCCAGAGTTACTATCTGGCAGTAATTCTCAATAAAATAGATAGGGTCATCTTGACACTTTACAAATTCTGTGAGTTCATCCTTTGTAAAATGGTGTTGATATCCTAAAGACTTTAGATTTGGATTACCATGATATGAAGCTTCATTCATCTTGTTCTACGTCTATAACCTTCTGTTCATCACGCAATGCTTTAAGTATTTCTGTGGTTGTTCCAGCAAATACGACATTGTTCTGAGTAGTTATCTTCTTCTCAGTTCCATTATTAGTATCCAGTTTTTGTTTTTGTACTTGGACATCCATGACATCTTTAGCCTGTTCGCCCATTGTTTTTATAATCTGGCCAGCAACTTCGTATGCACGAGGGTTATCACTATTCATCGCAACATTCAGTATACCCTCAGCTGCTTGCTCACTATAGTTCATTGCTTTCTCTAATGTATCTCGTGCCTTCTGAAAGTCATCTTCAACATTATTTTCGCTACGGACTGCTGGGGGTTTCACCTTCTTTGTCTCAGTCATTTGAGTTTGAAAGGTTTTATCTAGTGCATCAAATACTTTATTACGGTTCATTATGTGAAACTCTCTTCAAATTGTTCTATGAATCTGTGAGGGTCATCTGCATCTGGAGAAGCCTCATAGTTTGGCGGTTCTTCAAAAGTTATAGTCGGCGCTTCTGAATATCCACTACCAGCATCATCGATAGTTATCGCAGTTACCACTCCATCTGTCAAAGTAGCACTAGCCCTCGCGTTCCCCGACAAAGTTATATTCGGGGGAGAAGTATACCCAGCGCCACCATAAGTTACTGTGAATCCTGTAACAGAACCACCAGCAACAGTGGCAGTGGCTGTTGGTAAAGTTCCCGCCACTGTGAATGTTTGTGTAATCCTCGGCCCAGTTGGGTCTGTACCTGTATTCTCAAACAACTGTGCGACTGACTTCTTGATAAATCCTTGTGCATCCACGTTGCCATAGAAATTAAGTTTCATTGTAAAATTTAAAGACCAAATGATACTCCTACGAGAAGCGAAATCACCCTCATAGTTATCCTCAAAAGTTACAGAGTCCATGACTATCTTGATATCTCTTTTGATACCCAATTCTGGCAAATCATTGATAGTAACACTGAAGTCTGGATTGAAGTATGGCATTATTTGTTCTACCACTTGTAATGCATCTTCTTGATTCTTTGCAAACACATACAAAGAAACTTGCATATCATATGGCGTAGATACAAATGTTTTACTAAAATTATTTTGGCCGTCAGATGTTGCACTGACATTTTTTTGAACAGGTGACAGTTTTCTACTGGGGTCAAAGTTGAGTCCAGTAATCTCAAACCCCATGCGAGGCAAACTAATAGCAACTTCACCTCTACTTTCCGTATCTGGAACAGCAGCAATTCTACTCAAGAATTTTTCTTTTGGCGAATACGCCAGTGGAACTCTAATAGTTTGTTGAGTCACACCAGCAGAATCTTTTCTTTCTATCTGTATATTATTAAAGATAGTACCAAAGACAATGATTGCCTTTTTAGTATGTTTGTGATAAAAATATTGATTCTTAAACATTATATTTCACCAAATGGATTAACTTCACTAAAGTCTATGATAGAATCTAAATTCTGTAGTGTATCAAAGTCTGCGTTATCTGTGTTTGCCAGACTCCTTTGAGTAGAGAAATTTTCAAGTATGAGAGTATCATTGTTCTCAAGTTTGAGTAAGTCGCCGTTCTCCAATTGAAACTGGAAGTTGAACACATCAAGACTACTTGAGGTTTCCACTGCATCGATGTCTGTAATACCAGTGTCAAGATTCTCTGAACTGTAGTCAAAGAGTTCAACCTGTAATTTAAACACATATATCTTACCAAGCTGATAAAATGGATTTTGAAACTCTACATATTTAATCTGGAATAACGAACCTGTTTTTTCAAAGTACAAAAGGTCACCCTCAGCTGGTCTAGTATCCAACTGGAATGGGCCTGGGTTAGTAGAAACTAAATCATCCCATCTTCTTTTAGATAAGACAAACGTAGCACTATCTCTAACTTCGATGCCGAATCTGGTAAACAGATCTCCTTCACCCTCATATCCATCCACCTGTTCCAAATACATCTCAACTGGATACGCTTGCTTAAATTCAGACAGAGCATCTTCATCAAAGATACTATCTCTATTCACAATAGTTCTAGGAATATAAAAGACATCGTGTCCATAAATCCTTATGGATTCCAACACCAAGTCTTCTACTAACTTCTGTTCAGAAGCTCTTCCTGCTGTGTTTCCTGACTGAAAATAAACATTAGTGGCCACAGTTTACCCCACCATCAGAGTAGGAGGCAATTCGTATCTGACTTGCATCTCCTCTTCTATTACTTGTATCTCCGCAACCGCCTCTTGATATATCTGGTCACCATTTAAAGTAACTCCGCCAGGCATTTGAACGCCTGCAAATTTCTTTAGATTCTCTCCCCACTGGCGTTTAATCAGCGCGGTTGCATATCTTTTCAAAAACATATCGTCATAGACTTCCGTGTATGTGGCAGGGTCTAATATTGCGTATGCCTCTGCTACAATGTAATCATCTATATCGTATGTCTCTCCAAGGTCTGCATCTATGTGTAGTTTGTTTGTCTTCCTGTTCCACCGAATCTGTCTTTCGTTTCGGAACAACTGTTCCAGTGTGGTCATGTGAGATTTTGTCATCGCGTAGTATGTGATGTCAGCAGAAAGTAGATTGTATAAATCGTTCAGTGCAAATTGGTAGTCTACATCGAATAGACCATCTGATTTGGAACCGACAATCGCACCAAATTTAAACACTCTTACAATATTAAGAATGTTGTTGCTGACGGTGATGAATCCGTTTTCTATATCACCTTTGGATATACTTT